GGCTTATTCATGCCGGCATTATTACCGAAGCAGAAAACTTGTTACAGGCTGATGTTAATTTGCGCGCAGCGTTAGCAATTTACAATTACGGCGTAGAACGTCACGGTTACGGCTGGGGGCCATGGAGTGCAACAAAATGAGTGAAGGTCTATGAATGCAGAGTCGTTCGGGCTTTGATGACCGATTGGCTGGGTGACGAACATGAGCGCGTACACAAATCCCAGTACGGTGATTGCGAAAACGCTGGCAAGGATGATGCCAACTACCACGATTAGTCGAGCGTGTAATTCTTCGGGTTTAAGGCGTGGTCTCATAGATCAGATCTTTCGTGCAGGTGCCAGATGGGTTGCAGAGCGGTGGTTCGCACTCTGGTGCTTTCCAGTTCGCTGGGTCTTGACATGGGTAACGGTATGAGCCGTCATAACCGCAACTAGATACTGCCCACGCAACTACGGCTATTAGTAGCGCGTAACCAATAAAAGGACGCCATCGCATTACGACAGTAGGGCGGCTACTTCGTCGGCAGTAAGTCCAAGTTTGGCAAGTGTTGCTGTTTTAAGTGTTGCGCGATCTGCTTCAATTTGTGCTTGTTCAACAGCTTTGTCTTGCATGGCTTTATATGCCAATAATTCGTTTGCAGTCATATCACGGTCAACAACCGCGTCGCCGTCAATAATTCGTATTTGTGGTGTTGTCATGTCATGCCCTAACTAAGTACGTATCCGTAAATGTTGCAAGTTCCCGTCAAGTTTCCTGAATTTGCGCCTATTTTTAGGCTCGTATATGAAGCGGTTGTGTCAAGGAAGCCTGATTGCATGGAACTACCATCTCCCGGGTTGGTGTTGATAAAACTCCATTGAGCGGTTGTTTCAACTGACAAAAAGGGATTTTGTATTTCTATTGTTGCGCCGAAATAGTTTGTTCCCGCCGAATAACCCAAGCGCTCAAATTGAGATAAGTTGCTTCCGCCTTGGCCTGAAACTGTTGACGTTGAATATGAAACTCTAGCGCCGCATGAATAGTAAGAAGCCGTAGCCCCACCAATTTGAAAATAGGTGTGATCGCTAGATAACAAATTAGTTAACACAACTTTGTATGCCTGATAAGTTGCAGAAAATACGGAGTTGAACGTCGTGGACGCTCCAGACAATGCACCTCCGCCGACTCGAACTAATCCTGGGGCAGTACCAACCGTTACCCACGACGCGCCATCATAAACCTGCGTTGCGTTTGTGTCTTCGAGAAATGCGTATTGCCCTTCGGCAAGAACTTTTTCACCTGTGCCACCAAACGCCGCGTCACGAGCTGCAGAATCGGCGAATACCGGTATGCCCGAATTTGTGACGTTTAGATTGGCTGCGGTCAAGACCTCACCAGCGACGTACGTCGGTACAAAGGTTGTTGCGTTTGCTCCCATGATTGCTCCTATCCTAAGACATTTAGTGCGTCAAGTGTGCCATATACCGCGTTATCTAATATCAACTCGTAAACAATCGTGGTTGGCGCGGTGCTGTAAAGGACGCTGTGGCCTGTGCTGAAATCCAGCCGATGCTCAATGCCCTCAACTGACAGCTCTTGAGCCAACTGGGTTGTGCCAGTACCGCTCGCAAACGTTTTTTCTACGCTGATTGTGTCGCCAATGTCCACCGTTGCCAGGGTGTCTTTCTGGGCTGTGGTCAACATCAGATATTTGGTTGCCACGGACGTGTAGCGCGGTTCGGGCTCTGGGTTTAACAGGTACTCGGCGGCGTCTTGGATTTGTCCAGCGTTATGCAACAGGCTGTTAGTGATGCTGACGGTCTGAATGAAATAGGTGGCAATCGATGCAGGGTCTGTTGCGGTATGGCTTGACCCACTAAGACCAGAAACGACCGCACGGTTCACCACGGAATCAGCTTCAAACGAAATGCCCACGCCGTCAAACTTGTACCCTGTGCCGTCATCCTTAAACTCGGCTACAGGCGCGCTTAATGTATTTCCGATGCGGTCTTGGAATGTCAGCACCCCAGCGCGCGACATAAACAAACGGCCAAACTCGGCTGTTTCATTGATCTGCGTTAGGTATTGCAACACGTTTGTTCCCTCGGGCACCGTGTACGCGCCAACGCTGCCAAGATCAACCGTGCCAGTAGCAATGTTTCGAGCGCCGGCAGGGAAATCTACCTCAGGCAAATCAAGCACGGTCTCTATGCGTTCCCCTGATGTTTCAGGGTCAACGTTCAATGTGTCAAGAAATGTTTGTGCGAGTAGGTAGAACTGGTCAGCGCAATACACGGTCACGGTGTCTAGGCCGCCGAGCGCAAAGTTGTAGTCGTAGTTGACGACATAACCGCTGAACAATGATTCGGGAACATCGGTTGAGCTGTAACGGATTAGTCGCACTTCGCGCAATGGGGCAAGCCCTGGCTTGGCTTGTGGGGTGTCCCAATAAGGCGAATTTTGATCAAACGGATTGAACACCCCTGTCACGTCTTGGATGGTAAATGTCATTGTGCCGGCGCTGAACTGATCGCCTACGTCACGGCGACCGCGCCGCACGTTGATGCTGACAGTCGAGTCCATCACATTGGCAAACTCGGTGGTGCCGTCCAGCACGTATTCGGTGTTATCCAGTACGCCCCTAACTGTGTCGTCAAGAATAAACGCGTCAACCTGAAAACCTGTGGCGATCTGCAAGTCATAGTTGCCAGAATCAACAACGGCTACGCCTGGCATCAGGCCACCTGTAACTGCAACGGCCCAGCGCTACGCGAATAAGCGCGCAAAGCGTTAACGACCGACTCACCGATCTCGGCACTTGTAGCAAGACCGCCTGTGACGTTGATAGTGATACCGCCACCTGATTGCATGCGATCTAATGGCACAACTGCTTCTGGGCCAGCCTCACCGATCAAGGCAAGCGTAGGACTCGACACAATGCCACCCTCGGCCAAGCGCGGAATCCGAGAAGTTGGCGGTGCCGGCGTAGGTGCTGCAGGGCCACTAGGAATCAAGTCAGTCAAACCACCAATGATGCTTGCCACGTTGCCAATTACTGGCATTGCAAGTCCGCCAAGAATTTTTGCTGCAAGACCACCAATGCTGTTAATTCGCGCAGCTGCATCTACAAGTTTATTAAAAGCCAAAGCCAAGCCGATGACCGCGGCCGTTGCCAAAATGAACGGGTTGGTAGCCAAAGCAATGTTTAACGCAACAACGGCTGCTGCAATGGCTCCGATGGTCAAAGCAATTCGAGTAAATACTTCTGGGTTGTTTTGTGCCCAATCCGCAAACTTTTGCATATAAGGCAAAACTTCCTCAAGCACAGGCAAAAACGCCGCGCCAATTCCTTCTTTAGTTTCGGCAATTGAGTTCTTAAAGATTGCCATTTTACCTGCAGCGGTTTCAGCGTTTGCTGCAACAGACCCGCCAAAGGTTCCGCCTAGCACGTCCATAACTTCGTTGAGTGTCGCGCCCTCTTTGATCATCGTTGCCATCTCTGGACTTAACGATCGGAGCGCCTTAAAGTTGCCCTGATAAGCCTTAGCCAATGCGTCGGCGACCGTCGTGCTATCCATCTGTAGCGCTGTGCTGATGTCCATGACAAGGTTCATGTCTTTCATGGCAAGGTCAACATCTTTGGTACCGCGGACAAGTGCTTCAAGCGACTTGCGATATTCGGTGTCAGCAATGCCAGACGCTCGAGACATTGCGCTGATCTGTTCCTCAACTTGAGCGGTCTGTGCTTTGCCTGCGCCAGTCACATTCTGCAAAGTAAGCGCTAAAGCCGCCTGCTCTTGCTGATCCTCCATTGCTGCACGTGTGGCATCACCAAGGGCAACGGCTAAACCGCCAAGCGCTGCAGCTGCAGGAATCGCAGCCTTTTTAATCGCAAACTGGGCTTTCTCGCCTGTGGTTTCCAGTTGCTTAAATTGGGCAATAGCCTTCTTAATCCCTTTGCCATCAAACTCTGAAATGATCGGGATATTGATTGCCATTACGATGTCTCTCTGTTCGCTTCATCCATGACGCGCTTGACCAGTTGCTCCATCTCGGACATGACATCAGTTTGGCGTTGCTCGTACGCTTTCCACATTACTCGCGAACGACTGCCATAGCGTGCAGTTAGCGCGCGACCCAGCGACCCAGCCATAGAGGTGTCAAACATGGTGCCAGTTGCGCCTTTCCATTGAATGGCAAACGTGCCCACATTGGTTGTGTTTCCGTTGTACTCCTTAATGGCTCGAGTATTGATTTTGGCAGCGATCTTCTGCTTCATACCAGGTATCCACGGCAAAATCT